GTTCCCTGTTAAAGTTACGGTACTAGCCAAGGGTCTTAAAAATAATCTTAAATAACTTCCTGTTAATATAACGGTCGCATCAAATAATAACTTAACATACTTGACAGGAACTCTTGATAATGTAATAGTAACACCAAGAAAATTCTGTATTGCTTTTATAAAACTACACGTTAAAGTTGTGCTGGTATTTAATGGTCTTTTAAACAATCTTATATAACTTCCTGTTAATGCCAGAGTACTAATTAAAGATTTAGGAAATAATACTAAATAACTTCCTGCAAGAGTTATAGTAGAAGAAAATGCCTTACTCCCTTTAAATAAATATTGAGTAGCCAGTGTTAGGGTTTTTGTAATTAATAGATGAACAAATCTAACGGCTACCCTCGAAAGAGTAACAGTAACTTCTAAAAGATTCTTTGTAAGTCTTATAATATCTCCTGTTAAGGTTGCCGTGGTAGTCAAAGGTCTTTTAAATAATCTTAGGTAACTTCCTGTTAATGTTGTTGTTTTTTCAAGTAATTGTTTTATTAACTTTGTAATTGATCCTGCTAGATTTAGGGTTGCTTCTAGAGTTTTGTAAAAAGCTCTTTTGATAATTCCTGCTAATGTTAAGGTGCTTGAAAATGGTTTTTTAATATATTTTTTTACTGACGAAGTAAAGGTTGCTGTAACATTTAATTCTTTAAGGGTTGTACATGCACCACCACTCCAAGTCTGAAACCATAAATCAATAGTGCCCCAGTCTGCCCAATTAGCACCAGCATCATTAGAATAGCAACCTAAACTAGGACCACTGGTAGGATTATCAATAGCAAACAAGTAATAATCTGTCGCTCCACCACCAGTATCCATAGAAAGAACTATTACATATTCATCTGTTGCATCTAATGATATTGGAGTATCAAAATCAAAATTATGTTCTGCATCAGTACCAGCAACTTCTGCTGATGTTAAAACTGATTGTCCTAATGAACTACCAGTTGGTAAATGACTACCATCAGCTAAATAAATATCACAATTAAAATCTCCAGTTGGTGAATTAAGTTTATGAGCATGAATCGTAACTCTTGTTAAATCATAAGCACCAACCGTTGTAAATGCCTGACCTCTATTATAAACAGTGCCATCATAATTATAAACATAAGAGGTTGTATCGCTAAAAGATTCGTAATATTGTTGTTTAACGTATGCACCATCAGTTCTTGAATAGCTTCCTGTCAATGTCGTAGTTTTTTCAAGTAATTGTTTTATTAACTTTGTAATTGATCCTGTTAGATTTAAAGTTGTTTCTAGGGTTTTCCAAAAGGTTCCCTTAATTCCTGATAATGTTAAAGTGCCAGAAAATGGTTTTTTAATACGTTTTTTTACTGACGAGGTAAGGGTTGTTGTAACATTTAATTCCTTTTCACCATACAAATAGAAACAATTATCATAACCTACCTTGTAATCCCACGATGCATTATTAGATAGAAAGAAATTTCCATTATGTGTTGCTGATGTTTGGTCTCCCCCAATGAATGTAAAATATGATTCATCTGCATCATTCGGTTGGTTAAAAACTAAACAATACTTTGTTCCATTTGTTAATGTAATTTTATCTGCGCCAGTAAATGTAAAAGTTATCAATGAATAGTCACCACCTCCAATAGTAGAAACATCAACTGCATCAGAAGTTGCAAGCGCAGAACCAGTAGGAACAGAAGTTGATCCAAAGGTTCCAGTATGTGCATATATTTTTGCATAACAATTACCTGTTGGACTACCATACTTCCAAATATAAAACTGTGCATAATCAATAACATTACCATCACCAGTAATTGATTGACCACATGAGTGTCTAGCAGAATTATAACCAACACCATTTCCTATATCTTGATTCGATTCACTGTAACTATCTATTAATGCCATACTAAGGTGTAGTTATAAATTTATAAAGAATAATCGGAATACAACTTTCCCATTCGGTATCATCTTTAAATTCATAATCCGATTCACCGTTCAAAATCTTATCCGCTTTTACCTTTTCTTCATTACTCAAATGATTATAGGCAATATCCTTCTCAGTGTTTAGTGCTGACTCTCCTCCATCTCTTGCAGTAATTAAAAAATCAGAACGCTTATCAAGCCAAACTTTCAACTGTTCTTTGGTGTACTTATCCCCAAGAGTTGGTATATAAGTTTTCTTGGCAATAATAGAATCCAAATTTTTATCCTGAATTGCTTTAAGTTTAGTATTCAATTTATCCAAATAAATTGACATATCTTTATCTTTCTTATTACGGGCTGTTACGCCCGCATTTGTCAACGAGCCGTACGGGCAATTACCCGTTTATTATTTTATCTTTAATCTTTGAAGAACTTTGTCCTTCGTAATAAGGTGAAATTATAACTTTACCTCCATACGATTCAACGTATTCATTGGCAGGCATTTCTTTATGGCTATCTGATTCCATTAACACATCTGGTTTAATTTCTTTTACATTATCCAAAGGAGAATAAGTTCGTTGTAATACAACCTCGTCTACACACTTTAATGAATCTATTAATGCTAATCTTTCATTACAAGGAATAATCGGCTTTGATTTCTTTTCCATTGTTGCATGGTCGGTCAAGACTCCGACCATGAGATAATTTCCTTCTGCCTTTGCTCTTTTTAAATGATTTAGATGTCCAACATGTAATAAATCTGCTACTACGTACGCATAAACTATTTTCTTCTTCGACCATAACCAGTCATAAAAGAAAAACATAATTAACTTTGTCGAAGTATAGGCTAAGGTAACGGCAGTCATCTGTTTGACATTTCCAGTAATCGTATATACAATCAAACCAAGTACTATATTTGCTATAACAATTTCGTATGTAAATGCTTTAGCTACGTACTTCCATTTAGATTCCCATTTTGTTAATAGCCATGCACGATCATGTAAATAGAACACAACAAGGAAAACTGCGTGGTGAATAAAGGTTATCAAAGATGTCTGCATTAAACTACGTGTAAAAATCCACGTAATAAAAGCGAGCCATACAACTCCAATAGCTCGCCATACAAGACTCTTCATCATAGATTTTTTGTGCGAGTCTTTCATAAATTTTTAGTTATCTTTAAGCTAAATTACCAATTTGTTTGACTGTCCATCCACCTTCTAAGGCAGGATTCATTACAGGATCGGCAGCACTAGTCCACTTCTTTCCTATTGGAGTTTTCCAATCTTTACCATATTGAGCAACCAGATATCCTTTAATATCTTTAGGGCATGGGAACTTTATACCCCTCCACTTAATCGTTGTAAATTCTTTAAATAATTTTTCGGGAAATGCTACAACATTATAAGTATCTCCTTTTTTAAATCCCGATTCGGGCACTTTTGCTAAATGAAATGCTTTTCCATTTTTACACTCCATTGTTTGAATATCTATCTGTATATTATCTTTTACTAAAGTTATCGCATTTGGCATTCCATCCTTAGAATAATAATTTACTGGAATAACAGTATAAAATCCATACTTTAATTTAAGTTCTTGTATAAACGGTACAAGTTTAGCAATATCTTTTTTCCAGACTAATATATCTACATCATTCTCATCTCCCTTAATTAAATCTTTATCACGATATAAACCAAGCAGAAAACCGCATCTAACCCACCATTGAACACCACTCTTATCAAAAACTTCCTTCACTTCTTTTATATTTCTAAATGTCCGATCTTTTATCTTTTTTCTAATCACAGATTTAGAACTCATCTTTGGAGTTTTATAACCATATCTTTGACATATAGCAATAAACTCATCTCTTAATACGCACTTATCTAAATCTTTCCATTTTAAATACTTAACGGTTGGACCATAAGTATTAGTCTTTTCATTGCTGTATAATTTTTTACCCTTAATATCTATTCCTAAATCATTGAAGATTTTCTTTGGATTCTTGTTAATATCTTCTATCCTGTATCTATGATGTTCAAACTTCTCAATATAAGAATTCCATGCTATATAAAAATGTAGATATTTATCTAAACCAGTAAACTGATTAATTGTCGGTAAGTTTCGAATCTTGTAATCAGTATATGGGTTTGTAATAGGTTCTTCGAAGCTTATTACATGCTTTAAAGAACTAACTGTTTTCAGGGGATCCCTAACAATATGAATAATCGTTACATCATCTTTATATTTACTCAAATACGGAACTGCTAACCAACTACTATCCCCCTGCGCACTATCCTGAAATACACCTATACCAGGCATACCAAAAAACATTTCGTGACCAATCGGTACACCTGCGCTATTGAACAGATGTGCCATAAATCTTGTCGAAGAACGAGGAGTACCAGTAATCAAATACTTTAATTGTAATTTCATACATTTTTTAGCTAATACTTAAATACTCTCTACAATCCCCCTGTTAAGAGGAACTGTATGAGATTATTCTAGGAAACTGTTATCTTATAAGTGATCTGGATTGAATCACTAGAAGCAACAGAAATAGTGCTAAAGTCGGAATGAGCAAGCAAGGTGCCCGTAGCAGCCTTATTCAACACACCACATTCTAGAATGTTCTTAGCAGCTGTAGCAGTCCAAAGTCCAACAATTTGTAGAACGTTGGCAGTATCAGTAGTAACTGCACCAGTTGCCCTAGCTAAACCTGAATCGGTTAGCTCGGTACCAAGCGTAGTATCACCAACAACGGCAGTAGCTCCATTAGAACCTATGGCTAGATAAGTCCACTCAGTATGAGAGCCTAATCCGCCAAGTTTCTCAGCAACAGCATTTTTACCAGCTGTTGTAATTACATCGGCCATTTTGTTTATAGCTTAATGATTAAGCTACATTTTCCTTAATACTTTTTTGCAAGTCAGGGTTGCTTATCTAATGATTCCTATATTTAAAGGTACCAGACTACCTTTAAAGGAATTTTTAATCATATTTTACTTTCCTTCTGGCTTTTATTTTTCCATCAGGACTTCTTACAATAATATCTGCCTCGATTTTCAAACCCATTAATGGATTACCAGGCTTTTGTTCTTCTAATAACTTTTTTATTTTTTCTAATAATTTACCCATATCTTTTTATTTTAATTCCAGGTACTAAATCATCTGTATTCTTACCCTCTCTTTCTGCTAACTGAACAGTCGCTACAAGATTAGCTATTGCTAGTAAATCTATTGTCTTGAAATGAGAACAAACATAATTCCAGTGTCCCCATATTCTAAAACCAGCCTTCTTCGCTTTGTCTGAAAAATAAATATCCTCTCCTAGAAATCTTTCTCCTGTCTTTGGGTTTAATTTGCTAGCAAAAGGTTGTTTAACTTTCTCTAACACTTTTCTTTTGATTATTATACATCCAGCACCAGTTCTATCCATCTCAAACAATCCTTCTCCTTTATAGGTTAATGTACGCCATCGATTTCTTCCCACTCTTTTATATGCGTTAAATGCAAGTGTTGTTGTTTCTTCTCCTCTAAACATCAACGTAGGACAACTTATAACATCTTTGTTTAACTCAATTAACTCTAAAGGATTCTTTAAGCAAGGATTATCATCATCCATCATTATCAACCATTTACAATTCGACTTCAAGAAATTCTTTACAATTACATTTCTGTTATGATCTGCTCCTGTTATTTTTGAATACAGTATCGTTGGTTCATACTTCTTGGTTTTGCGACAATACATTATCATTTCTACTATTTTATTAGCCACTGCTACATGAACATTATCCTGATGTAGTATTCCAATATAAATAGGAATCGGCTTTTTTACTTTTTTAGACATACCTTTTCAATTATTTGTTATTTTTTAGGTTCTGGTTCTTGTTTTGGTTCTACGACAACAGTATCTATAACAACCTTATTATTTTTTTTGACTTGGAGACTTGGTCCCTTCGCCTTTTCCTTTATTATCACTTTCATATAATTTCTTTATAAGTACTAATACCTCATCTCCTACTTTCCTAGTATCTATTTTTCCGATTTCTTTATCCAAAATTTTATCTGCTACTGTAAATTCGTGAGATATTTTTTTACTTGTTTTTAAGTTTGTAAGCGTTATTTTTAATTTCATTATTTAGCATTTTCACCAAATCTATCTATTGTTCTAACAACGACAGAACCTAATAGAATGGTTTGAATAGCAATGGCAATTTCTTGTGATATAACTTCTACTACAACCAGTGCCTGTACTATTCCAGCTCCTACTAATTTCCAAAATCTAATACTTTGTAAGAATTTTAATTTATCAGGTAATTTCATAATTTTATTATTATTTATTAAGAAGGATTAACATCGAAGCACCTAACGTAAAACCAACACTATAAGTTTCGTAATCTATTCCCTGAACATCTGTTATTAACGACCAATCACTAGCACCTGTACCAGCCTTATGATGTTGTAATATTACACCACCACTAGAAATATATAGTGTACCTACGCCAGGTTCAACACCAACAGTATCTCTAAAATAATCAGAGATAGTTTCTGAGGTAGTTAATGCACCAGAAAATATCTGAATATCATCTGATAAGTTTATCGGACTTCTTCCAATTAAATTTGTATAGCTCATAAAAATTTAGATTTATGTTTAGATTCTATTTATTGAATCAATGTTACAACAGTTAAAGTTCCTTTATTAGTAATAACTCCACTTTCATAAGCAGAAACTCTAATTTTACTAAACGTAATACCTAATGTAAAATGTTCAGAATAAGTTGTTGCAGCAACAGCACCTACTATCTCAAATACAGAAGCAGTAAATGTAGCACTACCACTCGATAAATCATAAGTACCAATTTGTATCCAATTTTCTGTATCAGCTTTAATTAAAGCATTTTCGGTTGCTCCACTATAAGCAGATTTTGGTTCTTCTGGTTTACTTCCAATATATCCCCAAACTTTTATATAACAAGTATTGTTTGTTTCTCCGGCACCGATTATATACTGACAAGCCAGATTGAGTTGGTCGCTGTAATAAGTATTAACGACAATCCTACTTGTAGCTGCTTCCGTAGCAGCCTCTGTTGATTCTAAAGTTTTTGCATCGAGAACTTTTATTGATTTAACTTTGTTTTCTTGATTTGCCATAATTTTAGTTTTAATTTATTATACAATACTTTCTTTAAGCATAAATTCGGCTACTTCCTCGTGCATTCTGTTATCGTTTTTTTCTTCTGTTATTCTTCGATTAGTTTTTAATACATCACCATAGATATTATGCCTTTGACTATCTTTTAAACTAATTTTGATTAATACCCATTTACCACTACCAATAAACTGATTCTGGATAATTAGGACGTCATATTGACGTCGTGAGAAGGGAGATTGTCGGTAAACCTTGACAGTCCCATCCAACATTTTCTTGACTCGCAAAAAGCGGTCATACATTTTTATTTGACGTCCCAATTTATCCATATTTTTTATTTTTTTGGTACGGTTTCGCTTGTAGCCCCTGTTGCTTTTTTAACAGGTTCTGAAAGAACTTCTTCTTCTTTCTTTTTTCCTTTTGGTTCTTTTTCCAATTTTACTTCCTGTTTTACTACTTCTGGTTTAACCTCTACTACATCAGGAATATCTTCGATAATTTCAACTTCATATCCCCACTTTTTAGCAATATCTTCAATATAAAGACCTAATGCCTTATCGGTAACTTCAAAATCACCAGTAGGAATATCATGAGTTGTTCCATTAAACGTTATCTCAAACGCTTTTGATTTGTTGCTTAACTTCACATTTTTATAAGTTAATACTTAATTATTGAACAGTAGTGCTTAGATTTTCCGCAGTACTTTTATAGAAGATAATGTAATCATCAATAACCTCAACTGTTTGTTCGGGTCTATAACAATTTCTTGCTATAACAACGGAAGTGCTATCAATATTCTGTGCTGCTATTGCACCACTATCAATAAAAGTAATAGCTTTAACATCAGTAACAGCGGCAATCTCGTCTGGTAAACCAAACGAAGCCACATCAGCTTCAATGGATACACCAACATCACAAGTATCGCCAGCAGCACCATTTGTTACATCAACTGCAATGCTTGTAATAGTAGCAAAAATTTGTGTACCAGAAACAGCTGTTGCTTGCGTTACATCAGTTACTTCTGTAACAGTATAACCAAATTGATCTGTACCTACTACGGTAAATGTACCTATCAAACTTGTACTTGCATTATCAGTTAATGTATAAAGCAAGTTTCTTGGATAATCTAATTCTGTTTTTGCTAATGTTGCAGTAGCTAAATCACTTGAAACATCTCCGGCAGCCACGATACTATCGACGGCTACGTCTGGTTTCATGATAACATACTGTTGTCTAGCTTTTAGTTTCGTTGAACTAATGCCCAACGCATCTATATTTCTATCTCTAATCATATTTTTTTTCCTTTCAAATACCTAAAATTAATAGTTAGCCTCCCCGACTTTTATACGAAGGAATACTTAGGTAACTTCTAGGGAGGAGAGTTCCTCCCCAGATATTAACCAAGTTTATTTGATTACGTCTCTTAATGCTGCATTCTTATTACAAGCAGAACTTGCTAACTGAGAATAATATCTCAAAGTAGCATTCCAAGCAGGAGTTGTTGAATTTCTGTCTAGAATTGCACCATCTTCCTTTAAGAAAGAAATTGGCGTTAAGTCTTCAACCGATAATGTGCTCTTATCAATGAAATATAATTCATCGTAAGGACAATCATAATCAGCGACAATAGGAATACCATTAAACTCTAAACCAGAAAAACCACCGTTAAGTTGCATTTTGCTAGTATATCGTCTATCAGGACTCAATAATTGTCCGAAGGCACTGTAAACATCAAAGTGAGTTAAACCATACGAAGGATTACCCTTTTTCTTACCTTCAAGGTAAGTAGTATGCATCAACTCTTCAGTCAAAGACCGTTGGGTTGAGTTTGAACTAATGTATGATTTCCACCAAATGTTTGTGCTTCTTGTAATGTTCTCGAATGAGTCAAGGTTTGTAGAATCGTCAATTAATGCTTTTAGACCATATACTTCAGCGTTTACATTAGAAACAGTAGGACTGGTAGATCCGTTATCATGAGCAAGATAAATATAATCATTATCTGCCATGCCAGATTCACTTGTTACTGTAAATGTGTTATTACCTGTAATCGCTGTAATGGTTGTATAGATTGCACTAGATGCCGATGTGGCACTATCGCTAGCCATAATACTATTACCAACTTCAAAGTAATCAGTACAATTTTTACCCACCATTGGAGTATCCAAATCAAGGGTGGCATCTCCAATAGCATCGTTTAAACGACAAATTACACCTGTTCCCACACCATAACCTTGACGTGATAACTGACGTTGCATGTCATCTTTGGCACCATTGTATTCTGATTCTAAAACATTAACTAAGAATTCTTTAGACCTTCTAGAGGCTTGTAATACAACATCTGTCAAGGAAATCGTATGAAAATTATATTTCATTGTGATGTACGCTTGTGTGTACTGTTGATAACCAGCGAGAGGTAAAGTACCTGTCTCAGCTAACGCAGCAGAGCCAACATTGCGACCTCGATGAACAGAGAAATACTTAGTAGATGAACCTTGATTCTTGGCAACATTTCGTAAGATGTTATTCCAAAGTACGTTCTTAATGAACACTTGTTCGTGAACAACCTTGTCATAAACCCCTAGAGCTGCACCGGAAAGGTTCGTAACTGCTAAAGCCATATTATTTTATTGTGTTAGACCTCTTTTTCTAAATTGTTTATTGCCTCTTCGACAGCCGCTCTTGTTTCTTGTTCTGTTTGAGGTAACTTTTCATTCGGACTGGCGGGTTCGCCACCTTCCGAACTTGGTTTTTCAACATTCTCTACTGGTTTTTTACCAGCTAAGCGTTGCTTAACCTCATAATCAAGAATAGCGTCATGTTCCATTTCGGCAAATGCTTCTTTTGGCAAGAGGTACAATTTATTATTTTCTTCCTGCCATTTAAGAACCTTTTGATCCTCATACTTGAGTTTCCCTTCTGTACCATCCCATGTTTTTTCTAATTCACTTACTTGTTCCTTAACATTTTCTTTGTGAGATTCTTCTTTTTTTGAAACTTCCTGTTCTTCGGTTTTCTTTTTAAAGAAATCTTCAGCTTCTTCCTTTGTCATATACTCAGGGGTTTCCTCTTGTATATTTTCGGGAACAAATACTTGTTTCAATTTTTCATTGATGGTTTGAGATTCTTTAAGTTGAGTCTCAAGTTCAGTAACCTTAGCAGGATCAACTTTTGGTTTCTCCCTTTCTTGCTTTAAAGCAATATTAAGATTATTGATTTGTTCTTGCATTTTGACAGTATCTTCAACTTTAACCTCTTCCTTTGGTGGAGTTGGTTCCGGTTTTACTTCTGGCGAAGGTACATTTTCTGGTGGTGTTGCTGGAGGAGTTGCAGCGCCGTCACCTTCGGCTGGTTTTACTTCCTCGACCTTATTTGGGTCTGACATACTTTTATCATTAATTATTTAACGAATTTGTTGACCCAGAATCCGACTGGGTATATTAATTCTATTTTTTACGTTTGCTAATAATGCGTTTCATTATAGTATCATTCATTGCTGCTAATTGATCTTGGGTTGAACCTTTTCTAATTTTAACTTGTCGTGGTCTAGCCACAACTTTATTAAATTCTTTAGTTTCTATATCAGTTAATCGAAAAGGCCGCTTAACAATTTCTATACCTTCTTTAATTTTGCTTAAAAATGATTTTTTATTAATTGCCATATTTTTTATTGTTGTGAGTATTGTTCTTCGTTAATTATATGTTCATCAAATCCTTCTTTATTTTGTTCGTAAGCATCGGTATCTTCCTGTATAAAAGACATGTGAAGTTCTGTGTGTTCTGGTGTCCATAATGCTTGTGGCGTTGGAGGTACTTGTTGTCCAGCTGCTAATGCCATATTCTCCTGATCTGCTAAATCGGCAGAATCTTCAGGACCTTCCCCAGAAGTTCTATGTGATTCTTTTTGTTTAAGCATTTCCTGTTTAAACTCTTCTTCTTTTTGTTTCTTTACTCTTTCAAGTATATCACCAATATTAGAAATAGCAAACTTTTCAAGTACTGTTTCAGGATCAACTATACCAGCTTCAGCTAATCTCATAATCCAATCCCTCTTAGCTTCTTCTGAATAAGCTATTTCTGGTACAATTACTACCTTAACCTTAGATGGTTTAACTACCATTGCTTCTTTAGGCGCACCTTCAATATCCCCGATATATTTAACCTTTTCTCCTTCTTCAATAATTTCTTCTGATGCTAAAGTATAATCTGCAATAATCTCAAGAATAAACTCGCCTATATCAGCCAACATTAATTCTAATGCTTCAACAGGTTCAGCCACAGTACCAGCATCAGCTGATTGTAATGCTTCGATTGCTTTACCTGATTGCAATGATCCCGGAATACGTCCTAAACTTGCCTCTCTTATACCACCTAATTCTTCTATCCATCTTTCTAAACTATTTGTATAAGTAAATGGAGCAGCAGGTAATGGTTGCAAGTTTTGTTGAACAGGAGGTACAGTTCCTTTGTAATAGATTTTTTCAGCTCCCTTATCTGTAATACTAGAAACTTCAACTCCCTGTTTAATTAAATACTTACCTCCAAGCATTCTTTGAATATATGTTTCAATCTGTGAGGCTGTTTTATCTAAAGATTTATTTAATGAAATTAAATCCTTTATCCATGGATCTGAATAAATTGAATTAGACGCCTTTTCTGGATTATATATAAAAAATGGATATCTTTTATAAGAAGGATTAAAAACTCTTAACACTTGATTATCTATACTTGTAATTACCCTAACCTTTGTTTCGCCGTTTTCTTCCCATTTTAACCATATTTCTCTAACAATAACTGTTTGTAAATCTTCTCCTCTGCTACCACCTCGACTATATTTTTCAGTTTCAAGTTGTTCTTTATATTCAGCCGCAGCTTCTTTGTTATCCGCAGTAACATTTTTAACATCGTAAGTCTTTTTTATAGTAGAAATTGGTTTTTTGGAAGTCTTTATAATAAATCTACAACCCTGAACGGTTGTCGCAATAGGATCAAATACTACATCAAAAGTATCATCTACCCAAAAATCTAAGTAATCTTTACCTTGTTTTTTAGTAACTCCACCCTCGATAACTCCAACCGAAAATTTCATTGAATTAACAATTTGATCAGTTAGTAATAGAGGAAGCTTTCTTGTTCTATAAATGTATTGTAATATTTTATTTTTCTTTTTTGCTTCTTCTAAAGATTCGTCTGTAATATCATCTGGATGTACTTCCCATCTTGGCTGATTCCTTTTAATAAAGTTTTTAATTCCTCGTATTTGTGATCGTATTTTATTAACAGTTCTGCGAATTTCTCCATCACCCACAGGAAGAGATTGTATTTTATTTAAAGTTTTATTATAAACAACCCAATGATCTCCTCTTGCAAAACGTTCATTAATGTACCAATCTTGATGTTGCTTTAAGAACATTTGTACCGACTCATCGTAGAGAGTACTTATAAACTTAGCTGTATCGCCACTTTTTTTGCCAACTTCTACTTTATTTTGAAGATCTTTGATTTCCATAATTTATATTTCTTTTATTTTTTCGTTCACAAGCTGCTCTAAAATATAGTAAAAATCGCTAGTTACAGGATAAAATATCGGTATTTTTTTATCTTTAATTTTTTTCTCTGGAAAAATCAATCTAAAAGTATCTTGATTTAATCTGGAAAAAACTCCAATATTACCTACATATAAAGAATCTTCTATTACGAAACTAGCAAATCCAACTAATCCATCTTTAGGAACAATTTTTCTTACTTGAACTTTAGTAATCTGCATATTATTCTTTTTTAGCTTTTAACAAAACTGACGGATCTACGCTATCTAATTCCATAAATTCGTCATGAGGTATTATTGGTAACTCTTCTTTGCTTGGTAACGATTGTTCATATTCTTCTAAATTTTTGGATTTTATCGATCTTGATAATTCTCTAAATCTTTGAATCTCAACTTCGTTATTAACTTTTTGATTATAAATCAAATAAGCTAATGTAAGAATGTATAAAGTTCCTACAATTAAATATTCCATATTATTCTTTTTCTTTACCTGGCTTATTAATTATAGCTGTTCCAGATGTTATAAGCATGCCAGCGGTAGCAACAGCGTTTTGTATTTCTTGTTTTACAACCTTAAAAGGATCTATAACCCCCATTTCAAATAAATCACCATATTCTCTTGTTAAAGCATTATAACCATTTTTTGTTTCGTAAGCCTTTGTAGATACTGCTTCTCCGTTTTCTCCAGCATTTTCCGCTATCATTTGTAATGGTTTACTAAGAGAATTATATACTATATCTAATCCTGCCTGAAGTTCTTTTTCTTGTGAAGAAACAGGTATTTTACATTTAAGCAAAGCAACTCCTCCTCCTTCTACTATACCTTCCTTAACAGCCGATTTAGTAGAATTTAGAGCATCTTCAATTCTATATTTAATTTCTGTTTGTTCTGTTTCAGAAGCTCCACCAACTTTTATATTTGCAACAGATCCTGTTAATCTTCCTAAACGATTTTTTAACATTGCTTTATTAAAAATATCCTTTTCATCTTTTAGCATTGCTTTAGTTTCTGCAATTCTATTTTTAATATTTCCCTTTCCTCCAGATATAATTGTTTTATCTCTTGAAACAATAATATGTTCACATGTACCACAATGTTCTAAGCCAGCATTTTCTAATTTAACAACATCTTCATCACCAATAACAACAGCTTTAACCAATGCCGCTAAATCATATATTAATTCATGCCTATATCCTTCAAACGAAGGTAGCTTAACAGGAACGCATGTAAATTTTCCAAGTAAATGGTTTTGTATTAAAAATGCTAACGCACTGCCTTCAATTTTTTCTGCCAATAATATTATTTGACGTTTTCCCTGCGTAACTAATCTTTCTATTAACGGTACTAACTGATCTTGATTAATAAGAACATCGGTACATATAGCTATAACAGGATTTTCCATAACAACAGATAATCTTCTAGAATCATTCATAAACACAGGAGATTCATATCCACTATTTAATTGTAATCCTTTAACATATTCTGTTTCTGTTTTTAAGGCATTTGATGTTTGTACAGTTACTACTCCATCTACTCCTACCCTTGTAATAGCTTCGGTAATTATCTCACCAATTTCTTTATCGTTATTAGCAGAAATAGTAGCAATCTGTAACTTTTCTTCATCTGTCTTAATTTGTTTTACTTGTTTTTCTAAACTATCTAAAATTTCTATCAATGCTTTATCCATTCCTCTTTTAATAAGAATTGGATTCATTCCTGCAACAATATATTTATTTGCTTCATTCACCATTGATTGTAAAAGCACAATTGTACTTGTTGTTCCGTCACCAGCTTCTCGGTTCGTATTCTCAGCACATTCTCTTGCAAGCATAACTCCCATATTCTCAAATTTATCTTCTAAAAATACCTGTTGGGCTACTGTTACTCCATCCTTCGTAATTGTCGGATAAGAACTTTCCTCAAAAATTACGTTCTGTCCACGAGGACCTAAAGTTGAATTAACAGCCCGTGCTACTGTGTTTACTCCTTTAAGGATTTTCTTACGAGCATCTTCTCCAAATAATATTTTCTTGTACATACTTTTTTTATTATTTTTCTTTATAGTCAGTCGAACCTATAATATCTTCTTCGTTCAAGAAGAAATATTTGGTTCCTTGTAATACTAATTCGTAAAGTGCGTACTTTCCGAAAATTACTGTTTCTCCTTTTCTTGAACCTGCTACAACCTCACCAGTAATTAATCTTTTATCCTCATCAGATTCTTCTGTAACAATATCTACACTCGATTTAGTTTTATCATGTTTTTTAATTACTAAAACACCTTCTATTGGTTTTACTTTCATACATTTTTAATTATTTTGTATTAGGTTGAGTTCCAGGAATTTGTCTTGCGTCCATTAATTGTAAATCTGGTCCGTAAGGAGTAATGATCGGTCTTTCAATAATACTGAACTTTTTTTGTAAAAGTTCTACTTCTACCCGATACATTTTTGCCCTTTTCTCAAATTCAACTTCTTTTGGAGTTGGTAAAGGTCTTTTAACTCCTCCATCATCTTTTGCTTCTTCTTTTTTTGTTTCGTTTGACATACGTTTTTTATTATTATTAATTATGAAATATCCCAATCGCTTGAGATTATTTTTGGTCTTAAAAGTCTTTCAATATCTTTTTGAATCCTTGTTTTTTCTACCGGGGGTTTTGATGGCGTATTAGGTCGCGTCATCATCATATACCGTAAAGCATCTACTGCATGATCATTTTTCTTTACAGGATCTTCAGATTTATTACGGGTTTTTTCCTGTATTTCAGTATATTCTTTATATCTATAAGTTTGTAATTCCCGACAAAGATTTGGACATTTATCTTTAAATATATATAAATGGGCTTTCCCTTTTTCATCTAATTGAAAATATTCTCTGATACGAGTAATACCAGAAGCTACATCATTAGAACCTAATTCAAATTCCCATCCATTATCATAAAATTCTTCTACAACAGAATATTCTATTTCTTCTCCATTTTTAACTGCTACTCTATTTTTAGCTTTTGTAGAAGGATCTATTACCCTAACTCCAAAACGATGAATGGCAGCTGTTCTTTTTTCATCTAATGTTTTATTTTCCAAATCACCCATTAAATATCCGAACTTATCAAACATCTCACGGGAACTAACAGAGGGTATAGCTGCCTTATAATATTCATCTACTATGTAAAGAACATTATCCATTGTCCAAATTCCTACTAACGCAGCGGTGGGATTTCTTTGTCCAAAGTCTAAACTAATAAGTTGTTCTACTGGAGTTTCATATTCAAACGAATCTATAAAATGTATCTTAGAATCAAAGTCACAATATTCAGAACCGTAAATTAACTTTCCAGATTTAGTAGTAAAATCAATCTCCATCTCCTTTTTCCAAAGATGTTTTAATGCACCCTTCCTTTCGTTTTCATACCATTCCTTTCCTTCTCTTTCAGGATCTTTGTTAGGGTCACTTCGGTAATGCAACATTAACACGTTGAAATTATTTTTAGGATTCTTCCAGTATTTTAATCCACGAATTACTTCTGGTTTCTGTATATCATCATACATATTTTATTTCTTCTTTTGTTTACTTGTACGCTTTCCTGTATTAAGGTTTATTCCATTTATTTTCATAAAATCATCGTATAACCTTACTCCCCATCTACTAATGTGTTCTGTTATTTGTTCCCTATAAAAACTTCCTTTATTATAATTTGCTTCTTTACCTTTTCCTGTGTTCTTATCAATAACATCCTCATAACAAAAATATAATGAATCAACTAAAATGTGACAAATTTCATGTGTTAAACATTGAATTATTACTTCGTAATTCTTTTTTAACCAAAGTTCTTTAATATTATCTGTAATAGTAATAGATGCTTCTAGATACTGATGATCTACAAAAACCATCATAGCAGCAGTTTTTGCATCTTTTTTACTTTTAGGTTTATCATTAAAATAAATCTTATAATGACTTAACCTTAAACATTGTTTAATATTACCAGAATGTTCAAAAAGAAAATCAAATAACTTCTTTTCTTCTTTTTTTGAGAGGATTTTCTTGGGTTTTAACATACGTTTTTAATTTTAATACACATTCTTCTACTGTATTATTATCAGTATCAATAATTAAATCAGGCATTGTTGGGGGTTGGTAAGGTCTATCAGGATTCTCTTCTAATTTTCGCATTACATAAATCCATTTTACATCAGGAATAATTTCTTCTATTTTTATTCTAGCAGATTCAAATGGTGCAATTACAGTAACTAATACTCGGTGTCCTTGTTCATCTAACACCTTAGCTAATCTTGCCACCCTTAAATTATGAGCTTCTCTTTCTTCTTTACTAAACCCAGCACCAAGAGAAATAGATGCTCTCATTTCATCTCCATCGAGAATTACGCAATTCTCTGTCTCTAAAAATTTATAAGCAGTGGTAGATTTTCCTGAACCACTGTTGCCTGTTAACCAAAATATACCCATACGTTTTGTTTGTTATGTATTAGAACTATAAAATAAATTTTTTATATCTCGCCAATTAGTAAACCTAACAGCTCTATCGTCTATATAAATTGGTTCTCTTGTCCAAAATCCGTACCGATTCAAAATATGAATTCCTTCCTTTATTTGTTCCTTTTGCATTCTCACAAATTCATTTTCTTTTCTACCATTATATCTTTGAAGTTCCAAAAATTCTATTCCTAATTCTACTTGTTTTCTTTTCATCCTAACAACATTTCTTTTTAATAGTTCTTTGAATATTGGTAATAATGCAATTCCCTGTCTATTCCAATTATAAACTGGAAAATGATCATCTTTTTTCTTTTCTTGTATAGAACCTTCAAATAATTCCTTTATCCATTCTAATTCTTCCCAATGCTGATTTGTAATTATTAATCTTAAAGATAATTTATCTTTATTATTTCTAGCAGTACATATACATCCCTCCCCATCAATTAAACCTCCAAGATATCCCCAATCGCTATCCGAAATTTGAGGAATTTCCTTGATAAAAGAATTTCTTTTTTCTTTTTCCTTTTCAGTAAAATCGCTAGGTAAAATTTCTGACCAATCTCCTCTAAATCTACAATTCCATTTTCCAATATATGCCTGAGCTTGAATTTTATAACTGGTTATTTGAATTGGATATTCATAACCATACTTTTGTAACCATTCTATAATCTTGTAATGTTCTTTACGTGTAGTAAAAATAATCAATTCATACTGAGTAGCTAACTTTTTCATGATTTCTATTGCATTGGGCATTGGAGGATCGTATATAGTTCCATCATTCCAACCCTTTGAATATTGATGAATTACTCCATCAAAATCTAAGCATAATTTTTTCATACTATTTTTGTCCATCCCGAATTTTAGTACCTGAAATTGATTGAGTTTTATCATCTAACTTAATTTCTCTCATACCCCAACCAACTCCACGACCATAACAAACTTCTTCTATATCTGGAATTGTAATGATCTTTACCACTTCTTTGTTTGGAAACATTTTACGTAAAGCCTTTTTTCTTGCCTTTACTGTATATGGATCTTTTTCCGACATTTTTGTATCTCTTATTGCAATACATACATTTTTTCCTTCATCTAAAACAGTTTGAATTAATTTGCGATGTCCTTCATGGGGTGGAACACACTGCCAACGCCCGATGAAAAACGAATAGATTTTTTGCGTCATACGTTTTTATTTATTATTAATCTGCTTTAAGCCGACAACAGGAATCGAACCTGTAACCTACTGTTTACAAAACAGTTGCTCTACCATTAAGCTACATCGGCTCAAAATAGACTAAATGGTATCCAATTTGTCAAAAACCATATCTTCAAAAAAAGTATTATCTTCGGCTGTGCTAACTCCTGTAAATCTTCCCATACTAGAAATTGTAGGTTTCGAGGCTGTATAGGCACTAGCTGCTTCAGGCTGAAATCCCATTTCGTCTGATAAAATCCCACTAGCTACGTGCATTCGAATAATATCACCGCCTTCTGGAATACCTCTAATCTCTGAATTTATTTGAGGAAAGGTTAATTTACCTTGTGTATGCTGACCATTATGTTGAGGATTACATTTTAATTCATGAAATTCCCCATCCTCGTAATATCTTTTAAGAAACTTAGGTTCGTGATCCCAAACAAATTTGGATCTTTTTATTAAATCATCCGCATCATCAGATTTTTTAGATTGAAAAAATGTTAATTTAGCTTTATGGAACTGAGTATCCCATAAATATAACGTAGTAAATATCCAAGACATCATCATCTGACGAGATTTCGGAACCAACAATAACTGACTGTTTAACCAAATATCTGTTATAATTTTAATATATTCTTTTTCGGGAAACACCCTGATTGGATCTATGTCATTATGTACATCAAGAGTATATGCCCAGTGTGTTAAAAAATAATACGGATCCTTTACACATTTTGCCCATTCAATGTCTTGTAACCGCTGATCCTGATACAATTTTTGTAGATACTCTACGTTTTTTTCTTTTTTCATTATTTTTTATGTCTGCCAATAGGACCTCTTCCTTTGCCAGTACCAAGTCCACGCCCTTTTCCCTTACTTCTTATCTTTTTTCCACCTAAACCTGCTTTATAACCTTCGGGTGTACCCGCTTTTATTGTTTTTTTTGTCATATAATAATTTTCTTATGACTGCCGGTATAAACCAGCAGCTTCTTCGCCACCTTCATCAACTTCTTCGCCGCTTCCTACTTCGTTTTTATCTTCATCATTCATAGGTTTGATATTAAGATTTAAACTCTGTCAACTCGGGGGAAGTGTTAACTCGAGCTTCCCACAAGTTTACCTTTATCGTAATAAAGGTATTGCCTGGCATTATTTATCCTCGTACCGAGGTGATAGAGTTTAAAAATGATGGACGGGCTAAAAACAAGATTGCTCTAGCCCGTCCGGTTGATGGCGCTACCCGCGCTTACGAGCGTCCATTGCCGTGTAGTCCAGCGACTTCTGCTTGTCGAGCAACAGTTGGCACGTCATCGTCGTGTACATAGGAG